TATAAAGCGCCTGGCGCTTTGTATGTTGGCTGTATTTCTTTTTCAAACCATTTAAAGGCCTTATCTGAATATGCTTTACCTTCAGACTGGCGCTGTATTACACCAAGAACATCACCATCAATCATTATTTGCTCAACGATTGCGGCCTTCTCATAATCTAAATCAGTTGCTTTTGAGCCAGTTAACTTGTCGTATAATCCTGTCAAATCAGTTGGCTGTTCAGCCATTGTAAACTTGTCATCAAGAATCATTTGCTCAAGTTTTTTGTAAGCATCAGCATAATACTCATTGCTTACCTCAGACGCTTTTCTTCTTGCCGTTGCAGCCAACTGTTCTTTTGTTGGAACGCCGCCATGTTCATATACAGCTTCATTTTTAATATTAAGAAAAGCCATATCAGCAACATTTGTAACGCGATCTAATTCGGCGGCAACCTCATCATTGATTGGTACAATTTGATCTGACATACGCTCCATTGAGACATCTCTACGATATCCCCTAGCAACATCAGGGCTTTCAGTAAAATATAATCCATGCCCATAAGCCTGAGCACCTTCACCAGTGCCTATAGCCTCTGTCTTAAACTCATCAAATTTATATGGAGATCCATGAAAAGCAGTGATACCTGGCTGTTGATCTTGCTTGCTTAACTGAGATAACGCATCTTCAACGCTATCGTATGTGCCAACAGGGTTGCCAGTCTGATCAAATAGGTCTAAGCCGCCACCATCACGGGGCATCGGCTTTAACCCCAAGTCACGGAATGGCGCTCTAACATCTTCGGTAATCTTAATGGTTGGGCGAGCCGCCTTTTCACTTTCTTTTAATGCGGCTTCTGCAACTTCTTTAATGACTCTTCCGACCATTATTTAATCCCTAAAGCTCTATTTAAGTCAGCTTCAAAAGCCTTCATGTTAGCTAGTCGTCTTTGGTAGTTGTCTAGCTTATTGAATTCTGTCTTATACTCAGACTCAGTGATTGTACCATTTGCCCGCTGTTCCAGTAACTGCTGTTTTCTTGCGGGTACGTCATCAATCGGGTCAGTTAGAATGTCGTTAACATCTACTAGATCTCTAGCAACCTCAGCAGGATCTTCACCAGCTAATACACGCTGATCATAGACTAGCGTTAGATCTGCTAACCGCTGTTGCTCACCGAAGTCCATAGCGCCCATCGGCCCAACCACTGCGACATTCTTAGTCAGATAAGACTTGAACCTTTTAGCTTTTGGCATCTGCAATGGTGACTCAGCGGTCATTGCACTGCTTGTTTGGCCAAACAATTCGTTAGAAGTCTTCCCAGTTAACCTGGTGCCAGTATTTTCTATGATTAGAGACTGAGCGCCTTCAGGGTCAGTGAGCATCATGTTCTGAATAGAGCGAATCAACACGTAATCATCAACACCCTGACCGCGAGTGTTTAAGACATTTGTCAGCTTCTCTAGTTGGTCTTGGCTAATAGATCCGTTGATTGCAGCAAGTTGCACCTGACCTAAGTCAACCGTGCCATTAGAAATACCAAGGTACAAATTATTGGTAGTGTCTAACTGTGCGACCTTTAGATTATTTTCCATCTCTGAATCTTTGATGTTTTCAAGCTGGATATACTGGGACAGGTCAGAACGAAGCGTAGTAACTAAGGCGTCCTTCTGGTCAATGTCAAAGCCTTCTATTGGCCCTGCATCTTCTAACCTTTGAATAAACTCAACAGCACCCATTGGCCCTTGCGTTCTAATGATTTTTTGCATGCCACCGCGAGCAGCCTCACCATTCACGGCAACCATAATGCCTTTCTTTAATTCTTCGCCAGCAGTTTCGTTGATCTGTCCACTACGGACTCGGACATCAATAGAGTTGAATGCGGCAAGTCTAGATGTTTGCGATGCGCCCTGGTCGCCAATCTTTGCGAACTTCATGGCGTCTTGAGTGGATCGGTTTATCTGAGATACCAGAGCATCATCGGCGGCTTTTACATTCTTGGCTATTTCTCTTTGTTGTACCTGCATCCTTGCGCCAGTAACAACAGAGTCAATAGACATCTGAACCAGTGGCTTGTATTCCTCGGACACACTACTAAGCAGGCCGTTAATGTACTCGCCTGAAATCTGGTTGAATGCGGCTGTATCTGATTCGTTTTCAGAAGCAATACGCGAGATCTCTTCCCTAGCATCGTTGTCAATACCAGCTAGATAGGCAGACTCCATGGCTTCGTTGTAGGCTTGGTCAAAGATAGAGATGCTAGACAGCACACCCTTCTTGCTTTCGACTGGCTTGCCTTCTGCGGCAGCCTTAACTCCTGCCTCTAAGCCAGCTTTCGCGCCCTGTTCTTTACGCTTTTTAGCGGCAATGTTAAATGCAAGCTCATTAGCCTGGTCAGCAAGCCCAGCTAACGCTTGATAACGCTTTGCTGTAGACATATCAACCCCTGTGGGGGTGAACTGTCCGTAGTAATCAATTTGCTTGATTGGCATTAACCCTAGTCTCCTTTAGATGCACCAAGAGATGCCATTTGAGCGCCACCTTGCAATAAAGTAGAGGCAGACTGTAATGCACCAATTTGACCAGCCGCAGAACCTTGTCGTCTTAACTGGGCTTGCCGTAGCTTCTCTGTAAGGCTTAATGCGCCTTCACTTATGCCTGCCTGCTCAGCACTTGCTAGTGCAATACTCGCGGGAGTACCTTCACCAGCAATACCCATCTGACCAAAGCCAACAACATTGGCGGCCAGTGCTCGATTTAACTCTTGCCGTCTTTGCAGCTCTCGGCTTTGTGCGGCTAACTTTTCCTGCTCAGCTTGACGTTTCAACTCATCCTCTTGGATGCGACCAGAAACATACTGGCCTCTTGCGCTTACTGCCGTTGCCGTTGCCGTTACTGCTATTGCAGTGATTAACCAACTCATTATTCCACCTCTGGAACAAGTATCTGTTCTGCTATTTTATCAATATCTGTTTCGTTCGTAACATGAAACGTTGTCATGATCGTATCCGTAAAAGCGTACACAACACGCTTAATGCCTGGCTGTGTTTCCACCATGTAAGGAGCCTCGACAATCTCTGAACCTTCATGCGTTGCTATCGAGCACTTACCCTTAGACACCATCATAAAGTGTCGCGTTTTGTGTAATGCACCAACAATGCAAACACCAGCAGGTATTCGTAATTCCCTTGCGTATATCCCGTCCGAGAAGTGATGAAACGTCTCTGTCTCGGCCTGCTCTTGAGTTAACATTAACTCTTGCAGCTTGAAGATATTGTTTTGCAAGGCTAGATTCACGATGATTCAACCTCGTATTCAATCGCCTGGATATGGAAAGGCGTTGGGTCTGGTACACTTATGGTCGGCATCACATCACGATTCCAACCGTTAATATCATACACGTCATCAATAATACCACTTAATGCCGTTGGTGCAGAATCTAAGGGCGTAGTTGGCACTGAGCCGAATGTTCTAATTGGAACAGGGTTACCGTCCACATAAACGCCATATGTCTCATACACGCGCATATTCACTCTCACGATGCGCTTTAATCTCATCGCATTCTGACCTGAGCCAATAGACGTGTTGATCGGCATGGGTACAATTTGTGGTACGAAGTTAATCCCTAGCTCAATCTCACTGTACCCAATCTCGTTAGCCTCTAAAGTGATCTGACCACTGGCTACCGTTTTAGGCGTTAAGACAATGCCATCACCTACAATCTGTACTGTCTGACCTTCTAAGTGGTCTAGTCCAGTGATAACCGTTTGAGTTGGTGTTGGGTTAACCTTAATCGATGAATCCATTAGGTAATCAAATCTGAACCGCTCGACCCGATAATTAATAGAGCCAGAATCATTATTGATTATAAAAAGATCGTCATCGACTACACATAACGATTTGATGTTTCCGTTAAACACAAACTCAGTAAAGCCGTTAATGTCCTGAGATCTTAAGGTATTCAATACAGCCAGTGTGCCATCACTATTAACAATGAACAGCCAGTTAGCATCCTCACTACGAGTACCGCCTAGCAATGCCATATCTACTGGGGTTTTAATTAAGTGGGATGAAAGAACAGACTTGTCATTAGTAATGTAAGCGTCTTCGTTAAAACTGTATACAAAGTCGCGTAATGTTTTACCATTCCGATCAATGAACATGGTCGCCCCATCCACTTCTTCAACCTCAATGTATGAGGCACCGTGTGACGTTTGGGGTGAGATATCAATCGTGCTAGGGGTAATCGGTTTAGCCGATACAGAGAATTCAGCACCAGACGTAAAGACTTGCAGGTTACGCCCTGGGAACACGTCAATGATTTCGTTTAATTTACGCGATGAAATAGTGGCAAAGATTGCCTCATCGTCATCACCGTCATCAATGTCGAAGTCAAAGAATGCGCCAGTTTTACTGCCGAATAAACTCTGAGTCTTAGACTTAGTGCCACCTAGCCATAAACGGTTTTCAAAGAAGCAGCCCATTTTGGGGTAGCCCCTAGTCGAACTCCACACATCTTCTTTTCTGGGTGAGCCGTTGGCAGTCTTAGCAAAGGCAATCGTCTTGCTCGCTGTACCGCTTGTAGCGAAGCCTGAGAACAATTCAAAGTCTTTGGCCGACTCACCGTCTATCGTAATGTCAAAAACGCCAGCAGAGACGTATGAGACGCTTACACCAGTATCGCCAACAACAGGCATGTCCTGAATGTTCTTCTGGATATTGAATACAGTTGAATCCCGTTGATCAGCAGTAGCGTCACCAGCGTAGGTAATGTTCTTAGACAACACGCCTTCAATGTCTAGCTGGAAGGTGTCACCAGCAACCCATCCGCCAGATCCGCCCAATGTCATTCTCTGTACGTCAGCGACAGGGGTGGGGCTAAGATCATCGTTATAGTCGTATTGTGGGATATTAGTCCAAGGTATCTCATCCAAGAACCAGTCTTCATCTGTACCAAGGTTAATAAGACGCTGGGATGGTTTATCCTCGTGAAACATCAGCATCACGTTTTCAACCTGAGTGTCACGAACGTCAGGAACTTCATCAGAGATGAACGGTACTTTGATATCAGCCTTGTAAACGCCAGACTTAGTGAACACCCGTAGGTTTTGATCTGACAACACAAGTAGGTAATGACGGCTCGATTCAACGCTAAAATCTATCAGCTTAACGCTCGATGCAACCGCTTGCTGGGTAACGACAGAAAACTCTGACATTGTGACAACAGCAGCGCCTAAATCAGTCGTACCAACACGAACAACACGCCAATATGGTTTAGCAAAGCCCACCAAGAATCTAAAGTTTTGTGGATTACTACCAATTAATGGGATATCAACGAACTTAGTCCATGTCGATGCATCGTCTGAATACTCAACATCAAACTCGGTAGACGTTCCTGCGCTTAATAGAATGCCCCTAACATCAATAAAAGTAATGTCAGTTAAGCTATATGCATTAACATCAGCTTGGGCAACCACATAATTGTTCGTAGTACTGACGCCCGTAGTGGTTACAGATATAGTCGAGTCGTTCAAATCTCGCAAATTAGCTGGCGTTCCACCGTTTGGTGTAGTCATTACAGGGGCAGGGTAGGCCAGTCTACTCAAAGACGTGTCTATGTACTCAGTGCCACCCCTACGCTTCATGCCACCTTGTGGAACAATGACCACATTCCTAGCGGTTTCCACACCCTGGTAGTACTGCTGTAAGTCAATGCGACCTTTTAACAGTGGTGATAATGCACCGCTTACAAATGTACTTTGAATGAACCTAGACTTAGCCATTAGACTTCCATAAATGTCACGTTCATAGAGAAGATATCAACCACCAGCGCCGTAGTGCCGTCACCCTTCATCATTACCTTAAACTCATCGCCCGTGCTAATTGAAAATATCCCATTAGATGAGGATGATCTGCGCTTGTTTGCATTGGGGTAAGACGCAACCACCTTTTGTGGGCTGATAACATCGTTAATAGACAAGGCAATAGTGATGTCAGCAGTCTTACGTGAACTCATATCAATAGAGCCGACAAACTGAAACAGACCACCAACACCCGTATACGTTAAGGTATCGCCATCAATCGTAAAGTCACGTACAGGGTTAGCACTCATATTGGGTACTTGGGTATACGTTACGCCATCATTATTTAGTGTAAGTGCTGTTTGTGTGTCCAAATAGTAATAAGCGTATTCCCGATCTAGGAATGACGTTTTCTGTACCGTTACGCTGTTCTTAGATACCGCTGTAACCTTGGCTGTGTAAACCTCAGTCGAGTTGTTAACAATGATTAGGTCTTTAACTTGCAGCTTAGTGTAAGCCTGGTTGAAGTAACCTGAACCCAGAACAATCGTGCGGTCTTCCGTAGTCTCGTACGTGTAGATTCTCGGCGCTGGTGAGCTACCGCCTACGTGTGAGAAGCTCTCGTTATCAAACATTAGAACCTCACATTGACAAATGGGTTAGACGCTACAGGTACCACGGGGTATTGTTGGGAATCGGTGTATCGGGCCATGCGTGATTGGTTAATGTATTCAGCCGACATTGTCTGTCTAGCAGAATCACTATCACGAATAGAGCTTGCAAAGTCTCTAGCCAAGGCATACTCAATCATCTTAGAAAAGTATACAGGCCATTCAGATTCAGGGACGTTGTAAATGTAATCAGCGTACAGCGCGTCTTGTGTATCGGTGTAAACCTTGTCACCGTACAGGGCGTAATTCGTAGACGGGTACAGCTTGATTAGGAACAGTAGGTCAGTGGGTAGCTGGTATATGCTTTTCCACTCATTATCAACGGGTACATCGGTCGTTAAGGACAGTTGAGCTTTCTTCTTAGCAAAGCCCCAGCGATGTTTCGTCAATTCATTCTGCACGATGTTGTCGTACAGGTTCGATGCTACTTGCTGTGCGCGAGTACCACCAGTAAGGGAGTTAATAGGGGTGTCCCCAATTAGGATTAGTGCATTACTAATTAGGTCTATCTTGCTAGCCATAACTCACCTTTAGAATAGATTGCCCCCCGAAGGGGGCAGGTAACACTTAGTCAGTGTCAGTAGCGCTTACAGTTGTACCGTCAACGATATCAACAACACCGCCAGTGTTAGAAGCAACATAGCTAATAACGTGGACGTTTGAAGAATCGCAGATCAACATGAAGTCACCAACCTTCAACTCGGCAGAAGCTGAGTTAAAGTATCCAGCAGTGTTGATAGCAGCAGCAGCGTCAGCACTAGACTTATAAAGCCAGAGTGCGCCAGCATCACTGTTAGCACCGCCAATGCGTGCAAGACCATCTCTTGAAAATGCCATGATTCAGTCTCCTTTACGCAGTTTTGTCGTATTGAACTTTAACCAGACCACCCTCATCGCGAACGACAGAGCCTGCCTTCAACATACCGTTGGTCAACCATGCGGTACGCTCAGGAATCCAGTTAATCTCAGTTTTCATGTCGATGCCGATAGCCAAGCCAACAGCAGGACGCTGGAAGAACCAAGAGTCGACAATGTTAGACGCTTCAGTCAAACCACCTTCAGTACGTGACTCGATGATCACGAACTGGAAGCCACACAAAGTGTTGATCTCACCAGAGACCAAAGCCTTGATAGCCTGGTAGTCGCCAGAAGTAGCCTTCTCATCGTTCAACAGACCGCCCAAACCTTGCGCTTCAATAGCAGCGAATAGCTCAGTGTTAGGCACACCCTGATCACGCAATGCAACTTGAGCATCAATAACCTTAGCCATAGTAAGGTTAGTGCCGCCAGCAGCAACAGCAGTGGTCAAAGGAGTTGAAGCGTCCATCGCGTCAATGACAAGCTGGTCAGAACGGCGGCCCAATGCACCAGCAATGGTGTTAGCCAATTCTTGCTTCTCGTCAAAGTTAACTTCGGCAGCGTCAAAAATGTCTGTGTACTCAGGCGCGTTCCAGTTGCTAAGAGTAGCAGTCTTGAACTCGTGGCCCACATCCATAGGCGTTACTAGATCAGAAGTTGATTTCTGGTTAGCAAGACCTTTACCCATGCGGCGGAATTTGTAGGTGTCGCCGACTACACCATTACGTACAGTTACTGCGCTTTTCAGCAGGCCCATGCCCTGATAGGCATGTTTGACCATACTGTCAAACTCAATCACTGCTACAGCAGATAGATTCTTACTCATGTGAATAACCCTCAAAACGAGTAATTAATAAAAGTTTTGTAGGTTTTCGACTGAGTGCCCGACAGATCGGTCAGCCTACAACCTTAAATAAATCTGTCAGGCCTAGAAGGGTATCCGACAGATCAATAATAACATTTAGTTATAAGAAAGCAAACTAACCAAACACTTGAGTATGAGGCCTATCGCCCCCGAATTCACGCATCATGCGCTGAATCTTAGCTTCATGGTTGCGATCAACCGAACGAAGTAAGTTTCCGTTGTTGTCTTTCTTGTACATCTCAGCTTCGATAGCTTCCCAAGTCACGCCGCCTGGCTGAACAACACCGTCAATAGGTAGCTTGGCTGGCGCAGTAGACTTGATCAACGCCTCGACCAATTCGACCGACTCAGCACTGTTAACAGCGTAACGCAGGCGCTCGTAGGTATCAGGGTCTAGATTGTTCTTCATGAACTGCTCAACGTGCTTGATCCGACCAGTGGCGTTATCACCTAGCTTGGCCATCTCAGCTTCCAAGGATACTTCCTCGACAGCCTCGGACTGTGCTTGCAGTATCTCCCATGCACGATCAAACGCGTCTTGGCTCATGTTGGTTTCTTCGGCAAAGGTCTTTAGCTCAGCGAACAGAGCATCGTCAGCCTCGATACCTTCAGGGGCTTGGTAGCCATCTTTAGGCGCACCCTTGAATCCACCAAAGCGCTTCTCTAATTCAGTATACGCTTTAGCCTGGTCTGCAATAGACTTGTATTTGTCGGCCTTAAACCACTCAGGAGTGTTCCCTGTGCCCTTAATGCCTTCGGTTAAAAAGTACTCACCCTCGCCCAACTGTGGATTAGCAGCGTCCACCAGTGAAGTCAGGGTGTCGTTTTGTGTAACGTCTGACGTTACATGTGTAACATCGTTACTCTCTACGGCCTGTTCCATAATTATCTCCAAGGATATTGAATTACAGCCCTTTTGGGACTGACCTGCTGGTGTTTCAACAGGATTTGCATGATTCGGCGCTCACCATTCAGCAGCGCCAAGTCATTCACATCGATCCAATCTAAATGCTGTTCGTTCTT